CTTCCGATCTGGAGAAGGGAGGGATCAGCTAAATCAGGTGACGCTAATCCACGTTTACGCATCTCATCCTTACTTTCAGCTTTCATTTTGCCACTAGACGTAAAGCTATACCTAATACCCGTCAACTCAGCGACCAACTGATCGTCTTTCGGCAACTTACACGCTCGATCTTCAAGCCAACCCTTCGTCTTAAACCAAAGCTCACTACGCAAATTTAAATAAGTATCGCCCATACTAGGAGCTTCTGCCACATTTACACCACGAACAGGCAAGCCAATCTCTTTTAACCTATCGACCACACCCGAACCTACACCAATACTGTCCACAAGGATCTGTGTAGGTTGACGTGAAGGGGGCAAGCTCTCATATTCCGCTACAACTCGACCAACAGTCTGCATCAAATCTAACCCATTCCACGAACGCATTTCCGTCACAATCGGACCTTGGCGCTTACATAACGCAGTTTTGTCCGTGCCAAAACGCGCCACATCTAAACCCCAGACGCTAGACGTTTCCTCATCAATCTTAACATCTCTATGCAATGCATTCTCTACCAGGTGAAACGGAATAATAGTATCATCATCTGCAAGAGGGAACTCACCCAATACACGAATGCGAAACGCATTGCTTTCCTCACCATAGCGCAACTTCATCTCATCAATGAACTCCTCGCTAACTAAAGGACTATCCACACAAGACCAACGCCTTGTCCACCAACTAGAAGCTAACCTATTCTGGCTCTCAAAAAACGTACCGCTACTTCGAGTAGGGTTGCTCAACATAATCGTGGTAGCATTATGACCAGACATAGAACCTGCCGCAGCCTCAAATACCTGCTCTGGAACACCACTAGCCTCATCAACAACCAACATAACGTGTTCCGAATGCACACCAGCCAAAGCTTCTGGCGTTTCCGCTCTACTGGTTCTTGCCGAAATAAACATCTCACTAGGCGCAGAAGTATGCTCAACACGATCAGATTTTACATTCAATAACGCCTGAAACGCTTCGGGCAACTCATTTATCCAACGCTTCATCTCAGCAAACAATGCATCAAACAACTGACTAGAAGTCGGCGCAGTCACAACCACCTTATTAGGGTAATGCATCAAGAAGTACCAAAGCATAGCCCAGGATGCGGCCGTTGACTTACCCGTACCATGCCCAGACCTTATGCTAATCTTACGCTCACCAGACGCAATAGCTTCCAAGAACTCCGCTTGGTAATCTAAAGGCTCTACGCCAAGCACCTCTCTCACAAACAATGTAGGTTTCTTGGAGTAGCGTTGAGCAAACTCCAACATCGTGTTCTGCGAAAGATCATTCATGCTCTATAACCTTCACCTTACGCAACGCATCTAAATGCAAATCGCCAATACTAATGTTAATCTGCTGATTTGCCCTGCCGCCATACCGCTCCTGGTTCCAAGCTTGCGCCGCTAAATTGTGCTGACCAACCTTTTGCTTAAGCAAACCCAAATCAACCTGGCTAACATTGGCCTCGCTAATGTCTCGATCCCCATTCAAGGCTTCCACAATCTCACGCTGCCTACGATCACCAACCTCAGATATAGCCTCAAACCCTTCCTCAAAATGTGCATCCGCCGCATCTCGCCTAGCATTATCAACAGCACTCGATAACTCAGGGTTCTTCAATATGATATTCCGAAGCGCACCTTGAGACATATCCATGTCAGACGCCAGGTTGCGTATGGACTTGCCAGACAATATCCACTCACGCAGATATTCACCGCCACCCCTGCGCTCTATCTCAGCTCTTCTCTTTTTCGCCAGTGGCTTGCCCGCCATGCTCGTACCTCATTTTTTTTCACAATTTTAGCATGATATTCTGCAAAAGCAATATAGGGGGGTGGGGGGGGGTCACTGGGAGGATTGTTTTGGAGTTTAAGGGAGAAATACTACAAAATCAGGAAGTGACCCCTAGCAGAACTGTAGCACACATTTCAGTGTGTGGGAATGTATTATAATAATAGTAGGTAGAATAAGTTTAGTGGGGGGGGGTCGCACAAAAAAATCCAGTCAAAATCAAGCAAAAAATGTTTTTCGGATAATATACATTATGTTAAGTGATTTGCTAAGTGTCTGTTTTTAAACTGTTATTTTTAAACAAAATCTCCAGTTTTACCAAAGTATAACAAAAGCGACAAAAACCTTGCAAAGTTTAACGCTTTTTTGTATTTGCGCGCGCGCGTGTGCGACTTGCGCTTTTGTGTTTTTCGTGTCGGTTTTTCTCTTTTTATTATTCTCTTGTGTAACTCTTAAAAAACGTTTAAAAAGAGTTATATTAATAATGTGTAAACAAAAGGGAATTAGACAATGCCTAGAATGGATAAATTAAGTAACTACAAAACAACTTGGTTTAACAACGATAATCAAGGCGGTGTGCGATACATCAACACCGACATTGTAACTTGGAGAGATAACAAGGTTACACTCAATACAGACGGTTGGGAAACTGTCACAACCAAGCGCAAAATGAACCAAGCCTCAAATCAATTTTGTTTACGGTTTGGCGTGTTTCAAAAAAATTATGATTGGTTTGTTGATTTACCAAACGGTCAAACCGTCAAATATTATGATGGTATCACATTTGAAATATTTGGAGGTTAAGCAATGAAAGAATTGGACAAAATGCTTCAAGATAAAAGCTTTCAGTTTGATTGCTCTTATCATCAATATTTAATGGACTTGGTTTTTGGAGATATTAACCCAATGATCTTAAACAATCAGAATGAGGAAAAATTCAAAGAATTAATTTCCAAAGTTGCAAGTCTCCACGAACAAAAGCATCACCACGATAAATTTAAAGTTATCTGGTTTGCAGAAAATCAATAGGCATCGGTGTAGAGCGGTTAAAACCGCTCTCATCCCATGCTTAGTGAACGCATGACAACAAAATAGGAAACAATGACAATGAATATAGAGGAACTACAGAAGCTCTTTAAGTCTCACGACTTAAAACTTGAGATAGTCTCTAAAGATCAGATCGCATGGCGTGACGAACACGCAAACGAACTGAGAGTTAGGATTTATCTTAATCAACAATATTTCGTAGAGTTACACTCAGAATGTCGGTCTATCGGTTACGCTGCCGAACAAATTGAGCATCTGATAAGCGACACAAAAGAGGAAATCGAAGAGGCTCAAGGATCGGTCTTTAATTCATTTTATGAGATCGACAAACTACGCCAAGATGTGACGGCTTGCTATAAATTCGGTTTACTGGCGCAAAAATTTGAAGTGAGAGTATCTTCGCTAGGAGATATTTCGCTAGTCAATCTTGAAACCAGATGTGCAATAGATGCTTTTGTAGAAGAGTTTGACTATTACGCTTGCGAAGCTCCAGAGAGCTTTAAAAAACTAGCTCAAGAATTATTCATCGAAGAGTTAGGAGAAACGGAGGCCGAAAAAATAGATTGGCCGACAATTACAAAACATTTTTTATCAAAGGAAGGGAACCAAAATGTTTGAATTTTATAAAAGAGTATTTGCCACGTTAAACGATCCTTACAATGACCAAGAGTGGAATGGATTTGTTTATTTGTCTTTAGATCAAAAGAAACCACACAGAGATGAGGACTACCACAATTTTTACCACATCCAGAAATACGATGAAAAGTGGCTTAAAATGGGTGGCAAGAAATATAGCCTCTTGATTGAACGCTCAGAAATAACAAGCGACAATTTAGAAGAGTTGGAAAAACACCTTTTCAAATGGATCAAAGGTGAAGTTGGCTTTAACGATTATCGCATAATTTGGGGCGGTGGAGTTGAGAGTGAGTTTCCAGATTATGACGATTTAGAAACCTACTATAAAGCCAAATTAGATTTGTCTCTTTATGGGTTTGAAGATCAATGTTGGCACAATGAAGCAATGCCCCATCTTTGCAAGCCACTAGATGAGGATAAAGCAATACGATTTTGGATTGACTTCAAAGACCACAAGTCAAGCGATCTTCATTATGACAAAAAAGAGGACGAAACTTATTTAAGATATTTTGTGGAGTGTAGTGAATACGGAGATTACGACACAAGACAAGTCGCTAAAAACTTTGAGACTTACGAAGAGGCAATTCACTTCGTCAAAAGTTTAGTTAAAAGTTGTGTCTATATGGTCGAATGGAAAGAGGGCTATCCAGAAAACATTCCTCCAGAATTTTTTACACTCAAAGATTTTGAGGGCGAAGAGTGGAACCTTGAAGCTTACAACTTATCGGTGGATGACATCGAAGGGCTTTTGATAGGTAATTCAATGGATAGTGTCGGAGTTAACGACAGAATAACAATAACCAGAATGGG